AGTAGTAATATTGAGACTATTGCGATTGTGGTGCCAATCGCCCATAAAAATTCCTGTATCACATCCTTCCTCCTTGGCTTTTGCAATATACCAATCTACAAAGTCCTCGCAGTCTTGGTTATGTGTGTTGCTGTTACTTTTAAGACCAAAATGGATGTCTGTAAAGCAGGCTACTTTTTTAAATAAATTACTCACTACTTGTGTCCTCATTAGCACGTTTCATAGCCGCCGCATGTTCACCTGCGCCGGTTCTACTGTAACTTGGGTTCATACCATTCATTTCTAAAATGTCATCACGGATATTTTGATTACGTTTTTCTAAATTAATAACACGGACAAAACTATTAGTAACTGCGGCTGTAAAATAAGCAAATGGATTATCTGATTTACTTTCATCAAATTGTAATCCAATTTGTGTTAACTGCAAGATAGCCTGCCCTTTCATTTCATCGTTATATGTGTAACCACGGACGTTACCTCGTGTGGCGTAACGTTCGCACAGTTTAATCATCATGCGGGCTAGGGTTGGAGTAATTTGACCAGCATCTTTGTCAAAATGTCCTTTGACTAAATCGCCCTTCCAATGGCTTTTTCCAACACATATTAGTTCGTCATTTTCGTTAAATTTCCAATGTTGAAAAGGCGGGAAGTTTACTTTGTCGCGACCGTCGGCTATTGTTTTTGGATTCTTTTTTCGGACACCGTTTAATGGAATATGATCGTAGCTCATAATTCTAAAAATAAGCTCGTCTTTGGTTATCTTTTTATAATCAACTTCACAGTCTGCTTGTTTAACTTTTTCTCCAGCGGCTTTGCGTCTAGCATATTCTGCATCGCCTAATCTTTTAGCTTTATTTCGTTTAGCTTCTGCAATACTACGTATATTGATCTTATCTATATTGGGTAAAATAATGTCATATTGATGATAAGATGGATCTACAAAACTACAATATGAACTCTTGCTTCTGTGTATTTCTAACAACATATCTTTGTTGTTTAGATAGTTTACTTTGGTTGGTAATGTCATCCTTAAGGGTCCTTTGATCAGTAATTATAAACTACGCACATTAAAAAGTCAACTAAATATTATACCAAAAGGACAATATTATGGGATTATTCGACAGCGGACAAGGTATTACAAGCACAATTGGGGCAGTATCTTCTACCTTTGGTGCTATAAACAATTTTGCCAACGGTGGTGGCATCGGTGGTCTAGTTGATAATTTAACTTCAGGTAATTTTCCAGCAGCCGGCGAAGTAGTCGGCGATGTAGTGAGCGCAATCTCCTTGTTTAGTAGTGATACAAATAGCAATGATTGGCGTGTTAGATTGAGTCTACCTGCGTGGCCCGCTTTTCAAAATAGCCCAGTGTTGGCACCTTTAAAAGATGCCGGCGGGTTTGTATTTCCTTACACACCTGCAATTACAATAAATCAAAGTGCAAAGTATTCCCCAATAGCAACTACGCACAATAATTATCCATTTCATGCTTATGAGAATAGCGATCCCGGAACTATTCAAATTACTGCGCCAATGAATGTCGAAGATCCTAACCAAGCATTGTATTGGATTGCTGCCTTGCACTATTGCAGATCAGTAACAAAAATGTTTATGTCTAGCGACCCTAAAGCAGGTAATCCTCCTCCTATTGTTATGTTAAATGGTTACGGAAATTATGTGTTTAAAAATATTCCTGTTGTAATGACTAATTTTACTACAACACTGGCTAAAGATTGTGATTACATTGGGTGCAATGTTGTAGGCAGTGCTGCCGGCGCAGTAACAGGAGTCACTGATAGTGTTGGTGGCCTTGCTAGTTTAGTTGGCGGAGCCTTTCCTGATCTAAGTGGTATTACTAGCACGATAAGTAACATTGCTGGAACAGTTGGGCAGATTTCACAACTAGCCGGCACATTTGGTTTAGGCGGAACTACAAGCGCCGGAGTTGCTTATGTTCCGACAAAGAGTGAATTTACAGTAACACTACAGCCGATGTATAGCAGAAACAGTGTTAAGACATTTAGCCTTGATAGATTTGTTCAAGGTGGATATGTTAATCAATCATTTGGATACATTTAATCATGCAAGCATCATACAATGATCTTAGTCCTTGGTCGCAAACTCCTATAGTTAACGGATATCTTGGGTTACTAGCCATACGTCCTGTTAGCTCTGAACAAGATGATTACTTGTATACTATAGAACCTAAATTTGCTTATAGACCAGATTTATTATCTTATGCATTATATGGAACTCCGGAACTATGGTGGGTGTTTGCACAACGAAATTTAGATGTTTTGCAAGATCCTATTTTTGATTTTACTGCCGGAACACAAATATATCTTTGCAAAAAAAGTAGTCTAACAAAAGTATTAGGGATATAATGGGAATACAAGTATTTGATGATGGATCTAGTATTCAAACATTTGATGATGGATCCACACTAGCAACTTCAACAGATGGTGCAACAACTGCATCTAATGCTACAGATGTAACTACTGTAACTGATTCGTCGCCAGCTTCTAGTATTTCAGGAGCAGTTAGTGATGCGGCAACATCAGTAGGAAATGCTGTAAGTTCTGCCGCTGATGCAGTAAGCGGAGCAATTGGTAGTGTAGTGGGAGGTGTAACAAAATTACTAGGCGCAATAGGCAGTAATTTTGGTCAGGGTGCGGCACAACAAATTCCTAATCCTCTACACGATTATGCTTCTTACAATTATGTTATTTCATTAGGATGCTTAGATACTAAAAGTTATAACTTTCCATTAACGTCATATCTTAGAGGCAAACTTCCTCCATTAATTTTTAAAAGCGGTAGCATAGACCCGAACAATCGAATAAACTCTGCTTGGGGTAAAAATGAATTTTATCTTGAAAGTTTAAAAGTTAACGGGCAATACGGATTTCAAAAATCTTCAGGTAATACTAATACAACAAATGTTGAATTTTCAATAATTGAACCATACAGCATGGGAGAATTTCTTAGTGTTTGCCAACAAGCCGCATATCAGCAAGGTTATAGCAATTATACTGAAGCTCCTTATCTACTCATGATAGAATTTTACGGAGTTCACCAAAACGGACAAATGGGGCAAATACCGAATACTAAAAAATTTATTCCTATTCGATTCAATAAAATGGAAATGAGAGTAACTGCGGCAGGAGCTCATTATGCCTGTGAAGGATATGTGTATAACAGCCATGGCCTCACAACTGAATATAACCAATTAAAATCAACAGCAACAATAACAGGAAAAACAGTTCAAGAAATATTACAAACTGGCCAGAGAAGTTTACAAACTGTGTTAAATTCTAGATTGTCAGAACAGAAAAAAGAAAAAGGAACATCAGTCCAAGATGAAATATTAATTCTATTTCCAGCTAATGTTGCATCAAGTGCATCTGGAGCACTATTAGGAACTGCCGGTGCGAATTCTACAAAAGAAGATAAAACTGGTGCTACTATTGATCCTAAGGCTTTAATCAATGATCCTACTCTGTTTCAACAGTTAGGCGTTTCAAGAGACACTGCAACTAAGACACTAATACAAGGAACAGGCGCAACAAATGTATTAGGCAAATCAACAATGAACTATAGTGATTTACTTAATGCTAAAGATAAACCAATAGTTAGCACTGATAAAATGTTAGACAGTGCAGGTAATTATGTGCAGAGTAAAGTGGTAGCTACACCTGGATATGTTGACATGAAGTTTACAAAAAACTTGACAGTTGTCCACGTAATAAATCAAGTTCTACTTAGAAGCAAATATGCAACAGATGCACTAAATCAACCACCTGATGTAAACGGATTTAGACCTTGGTGGAGGATAGATGTTCAAGTATATCATTCTACTGATAAAAGTGGAAATCCTATAACTGGAACAGTTCCTAAATTAGTTGTATATCGAGTAGTGCCTTATAAAGTGCATGCTAGTAAACTAATAGCACCAGGCACGCCACCGCCGGGCATTGCCGCCCTTAAAAAACAAGTGGCTAAAGTATATGACTACATCTATTCTGGAAAAAATGTAGATATTTTAAAATTTGATTTTGTAATGAATCAAAGCTGGTTTCAAATGGGTTCTTCTGATTTAGGAAATAAATCAGGCGATGCTAAGACTAAAAGTGAAATAGCGTCTGAAGATAATGATAAGAATAAAAAAACAAATTCAGTTATAATTCCAAAAGGCGGGCAAACACCAGTAAATTCTATTCCGGGTCAAACTAGCTACAGTGCTAACAGTTTTTCAACAGACAAACATACAGGTTCACGCGGTGACACAGTTGAAACTAAGGTCGCTAGAGAATGGCATGAAGCTCTAATAGACGGTTCGGATTTACAAAATATTACAATGGAAATTATTGGAGACCCTTACTATATTGCCAACAGCGGAATGGGTAATTTTACAGATTCGGCACAGACAATTAATATAACTAAGGGCGGTGACATAAATTATCAAGATAGCGAAGTTGATATAGTAATTAATTTTAGGACACCTCTTGACATAAACCAATCAACTGGATTGTATAATTTTGGAAATACAAAAATTTTAAATCAGTTTAGTGGACTTTTTAAACTTGTAAATTTAGTAAGCACATTTAAAGATGGTAAATTTTTACAAAGTATCGAAGGATATCGTAGAAAACAACAAGACTTGCAAGGCGCATCAAATAAAGATGCTCTACCTACTGCAAAAACTGGAATAGGTAATATGAATAGTGCAAGCCTTGCTCCTACTGGATCTAATACTGCAACTGCTAGTCCATCTGGAGCTGCCGCAGGTGGAGGAGGAACCCCAACTTCCGCTGTGGGCATTTCAGCTGCCTTAGCGAGTGGACAATTGTCTCCATTACAGGCTAGAGATGCAATAATAGCACAAAGAGCCGCCGCAAAAGAAAAAGCGCAACAGGCAGCTGAACAGCAAGCATCTGCGGCACAATCAACTGATCAAACTAAAGGCTAAAGGATATATGTAATGGGAATACAACTTGAAAATTTAGGAGAAGGGCAACCATCGTTACCTCAACATCCGTTGCTAGCACGAGTAGTTGGCCACGGCGACTCTGATAACATGGGCATACTTGATGTAGAGTTACTACACGACGATGCAGGCGATGATAACGAAAATTCTCCAGGTCAAACAATCCCAGTAAGAATGATTTCTCCATTTTGGGGAAATACTAATCACGCGGCAACTGTAGCTGATCCAGATGATTATAACAATACAGTAAAGTCGTATGGTATGTGGTTTGTTCCACCGGACGTTGGTTCTGTAGTTCTTGTAATTTTTATTGGAGGTAACTCTGGTAAAGGATATTGGCTTGGCGGAGTTCCGTATGAAGATGGAAGGAACTTTATGGTTCCAGGTATTGCCGCTACAGAAGCAGTTACAGACGGTAATAGCACAAGAGTTCCTGTTGCAGAATACAATAGTAAAGTTCCAGACAGAGCTAATATAGATGCAAATAAAATTACTAAACCTCGACATTTGTTAGCAGATACACTTGATAATCAAGGATTGTTGTTTGACGATATAAGAGGAATTACTTCTAGTAGTGCTAGACGAGAAGTTCCTAGCACAGTATTTGGAATCAGCACTCCAGGACCAATTGATAAAAGACCTGAAAACTATAACAATGGAACAAATCCAAAAGCCCTAAGAGGTAAAGTTGGTCAAGCGCCGAACAAAAAAGAAACTTGGGTCAGCAGACTAGGCGGCACAACATTTGTAATGGATGACGGCGATCCTAAATTTTTAAGAACTGATAAGGCAGGAAAAGCTCCTCCTACTTATGTGGCCTTTGATGATACGTCAGCAACAGGTGATGTTACTATTCCCCATAACGAATTAGTTCGTATTCGAACAAGAACTGGTCATCAAATTTTACTACACAACAGTGAAGATTTAATTTATATTACTAATAGTAGAGGAACTGCATGGGTAGAACTAACCAGCAACGGTAAAATAGACATATATGCTCAAGACAGCATTAGTATACATACTGGTAATGATCTAAACATTAGAGCTGATCGAGACATTAATTTAGAAGCAGGACGCAATTTTAATTTAAAAACTGGTGGATATAGCACAACACAAATTGGCGGAGACTATCACTTAAAAGTAGGCGGACTTGGTCAAATTGAAATAGATGGAACTATGGATATTACTTATGGTGATGATACCGCAATGACAGTTGGCGGGTCTTATAATTTAAATACTAGCACTGACAATAACTTTACTGCCGGCGGAAATACAAATATTAATAGCGGTGGCAACCACGTTGAAACCGCTGATAAAATACATATGAACGGCCCAGCGGCTGATAAAGCAGGAAAAGCATCAAAGCCAGATGCTATTCCTACTCATAAAAATCCAACAGATCAATCTAATACTTTAGACAGTATTCTTCAGCGTGTTCCGGGAACAGAACCTTGGCCAGGCCACGAAAATTTGGATCCTACATTCTTTACATCTGATAAAACTGACATAAATTCGCAAGATGATATTGAAGTTCCTGATGCATTTGCTACGTATTCTACTCCGTATGATACATTTAATCCGCCACCACCTGCCGCCGTTGATACTTCTCAAGGACCTTAATTATGCCGTCAAAAGTTAATTTATATAATAAAATCACACTAACAGGAGAAAGTTCAACTTCTCCTATTCCGTCTCAAACGTATGTTGGGTTCAGCTCAATAAACAAAAATGCTGAAAATTTTAAATTGTTCGATTTTGAATTAATCAAGCAGGATTTAATTAATTTGTTTAATATACGCCGAGGTGAAAGATTAATGAATCCAGAGTTTGGAACAGTAATATGGGACCTGCTGTTTGAACCTTTAACCGACGAAGTTAAGTATACAATTACACAAAATGTAAATGCAATCATTAATTATGATCCAAGAGTTAGTGCTAGCGAAGTTATTGTAACAGCTTACGATACTGGTATACAGATTCAATGTATGTTAGTATATCGTCCTTATAACATACAGCAAGCACTTCAGTTAAGATTTGATCAAACGAACGGATTGTTGACCGCTTGATAAAATACCCACTTAATAATATTCAATAAATACTGATACTAGGATATATTCATGAGCTCAACAGATAGACAAAATAATTTATTAGTTGCCCAAAATTGGCAAAAAATCTACCAGTCTTTTAAAAATGCTGACTTTACTAGCTACGATTTTAATAATCTTCGTAGAACTATGATTGAGTATATTCGAAATAATTATCCTGAAGATTTTAACGATTATATTGAAAGTTCGGAATACCTAGCTCTAATAGATGTAATTGCTTATGTTGGTCAAAGCATAGCTTTCCGTGTTGACTTAAATGCCCGTGAAAACTTCCTAGAACTTGCAGAACGTAGAGATAGTATTTTACGTTTAGCACGTATGATTAGTTATAATGCTAATAGAAATACTTCAGCTAAAGGTCTTTTAAAATTTACGTCAGTATCTACAACAGAAAGTGTTATAGATAGCAATGGAAGAGATTTAACTGGGCAAACAATTACATGGAATGACAGTGCAAATTTAAGTTGGAACGATCAGTTTATTCGTATAATCAATGCGGCGGTTCCTGATACACAGCAATTTGGAAATCCTACAAATACTGCAACAATTTACGGTATTGCTACACAACAGTATCGATTCCAGGCTTCAAATACAGATGTTCCTGTATATAATTTTACTAAAACTGTTGCTGGAACAAGCATGGACTTTGAAATTACCAGCACAACTTTTAGCGGACAAGATTTTATCTATGAAGAACCTCCACTATTAGGAAATCATTTAGGATTTGTATATAGAGACGATGGCAAAGGAGCTGGGTCTGCAAATTCTGGATTCTTTTTAAACTTTACACAAGGCACATTAAATCAAGGAACGTTTGGTATTAGCCAACCTAGCACAAGCGAATCTGTTAATATTGATGTTACTAACATTAACAATACAGATGTCTGGCTATACAGTCTTGACTCAACAGGATTAGAAAACAATATATGGACACAAGTTCCGTCTTTGGCTGGCAATAATATCATTTACAACAGCCTAAATAAAAATATTAAAAATATATATCAAGTTGTTTCTAGAGCTGGAGACAGAATTAGTATTAATTTTAGTGACGGAACATTTGGAAACTTACCTCTTGGTAATTTTAGAGTTTACTATAGAACTAGTAACGGACTAACTTATACAATCAATCCTACTGACTTTAGAAGTATTACGATTGATGTGTTATACTTGTCTAGAACTAACAATATTGAAACATTATCTATTACATTATCTTTACAACTATCTGTTTCAAATTCTGGCCCTACCGAATCAAACACTAGTATAAAGACAAATGCTCCACAAGTATACTATACACAAAATAGAATGATTACAGGGGAAGATTATAACATAAGTCCCCTAACAGTTTCAAATGAAGTAGCAAAAGTAAAAGCAGTCAATCGAACAAGTAGTGGTATTAGTCGTTATTTTGATTTAACAGATCCTACAGGAAAATATAGTGCTACAAATTTATTTGCAACAGACGGTGTTATATATCAAGAAAACTTTACAAATCAAACTACATTTTCTTATGCAACACAAACTGATATAGAAGGAATAATTTACAATATAGTATTTCCTATTCTAAAATTATATAATGTAAGAAACTTTTATTATTCAAATTTTTTAACTCAAATTTCTAATAGTCTAGCAGTAACTTGGAAATCTGTTACTAATGAAACAGGATTGTCAACAGGATATATTACTGATACGAATAGCATTGTTTATAAAGTAGGATCTTTTACTTCTAATAATTTACAATATGTTACTACTGGATCTTTAATTAAATTTGTTGCACCTAATGGTTATTATTTTGATAAAACTAATTCAAACAAGTTAACGTCATACAGCTACACAATACCAGAAGGTGGTGTATCGTTTATATGGGCTCAAGTTGTATCAGTTGTTAATGATGGAACTGCTAGCGGCACCGGAACTTTATCAACCGGGTTAGGACCAATTTCTTTTAATACTTCAATCCCAACAGGATCGGTTATATCTGAAATACTTCCTAAATGGCGAACTGTAATTGATAGTAGTGTTATTACTACTATGATTGATTTGATATTTTCTAATAAACCTTTCGGGTTACGTTACAACATTGTTACACAATCTTGGCAAATTATTTTTGAATCAAATCTTAATATATCGTCTTCTTTTAGTTTAAGTAAACAAGGAGATACTACTAACCAACAACAAGATGCAAGTTGGTTTTTACTCTTTACTACTAACAACGAATATTATACAATTACAAGCAGACAACAACGCTATATCTTTGAAAGCGATAGTCAGATTAGTTTTTATTATGATTCTAGCAATAAAATTTATGACAGTAATACAGATAAAGTAGTAACTGACAATATCAATATTCTAAATATTAATACAGTTCCTGATAACACGATTCCTTTTACAACAGATTTACTATGGGATGTAGTTAGTGAGTTTACAGGAAAAGACGGATATATTGATAGCAAAAAATTAGTAATAACATTTGCTGACACTACTAACAGTGGGATTGTAGACAATCCTGAATTGTTTTTAAATATTGTAAATCCTCCAGCAATCGGAGAAACTGACCAAACAATTTTACAGAAAAAATATATTGTAGAACAAAAATATTTTATTTCTTTAGGCCAAGAAGATTACAAATATGTAGATAATAGCAGTCAGCTAGTTATTATTTTGCCTAATGAGAATTCAGTAGGATCTTTAACACAATATAATGACGGGCAGTATTTTTATTTTGTTGATACTGGCGTTGTTAAGCAATTAAATTTAACAACATCAACTTTGAATTTAAGTTTAGATTATAAACTATATGTTGGTCGTGACAACCTTAAATTCCAATACACTCATAGTGCTGATTATGAATCAAGAGTAGATCCAGGACCAAGCAATATTATTGACATTTATGTTCTTACAGTTGGGTATGATACTCAATTTAGAAATTGGATATCTGGTGCAAATATTTCTAAACCATTGCCACCGAGCTCTGACGAATTATATAATGCAATTTCACCAACTTTAAATTTAATTAAATCAATATCAGACGAAGTAATATACCATCCAGTAGTTTATAAGATATTGTTCGGTGCAAATGCTGTTTCTGAACTTCAAGCTAATTTTAAAGTAGTTAAAAATCCTAGCCAAGTAATCAGCGATAATGAAATACAAGCAGGTGTATTGTCTGCCATGAATAGATTTTTTGCTTTAAATAATTGGGATTTTGGAGATACATTCTATTTTACAGAATTAGCAACTTATGTTGTTACTCAATTATCTCCTTATATTGTTAGCTTTGTTATTGTTCCAGTATTAACGACATCATATTTCGGTAGCTTGTATGAAATTAAATCAGCAGATAACGAATTAGTAATTAACGGAGCAACAGTAGACAATATATTTGTAGTTTCAGGACTAACTTCTAACACATTAAACTCAGTGCCAGGTAACATTTTAAATTCATCAATCACACAACAAAACATAACAAGTTCATCATACGGAGCAACTAATGGCTGATAGCACAACTCCAGACCGATCAAGCAGTTATAATTTTTTACCAAATTTTTATCAAACACCTGCTAATAAAAAATTTACACAAGCCACTGTTGACCAACTTGTTCAACCCGGGTCAGTTACTAAAGTTAGTGGATATATAGGACGTAAGACTGCTAAATCTGCTTCTAGAAAAGATGTTTACATTCAAGCAGTAACTAATCAACGAGAAAATTATCAACTTGAACCTGCAATCACTGTTACTGATAAGCTAGGTAATAATACATTTTTTAAAGATTACATTGATTACATAAATCAAATTAATGTCTTTGGCGGCAATACTGACAACCATTCAAGATTAAACAAACAAGAATTTTATTCTTGGGATCCGCATATTGATTGGGATAAGTTTGTCAATTTTCAAAATTATTATTGGTTACCATCAGGACCTGATGTTATTACAGTAGCAGGACAACAAGAAGCTATCACTAGCACATATACAGTTAGATTAGACCCGAATCAGTTTGGATATGATTTTGTATTTACGCCTGACGGCTTAACACCTAATCCTACTTTAAAACTATATCGAGGGCAGACATATACATTCGATATCACTAGTCCGGGTAATCCTTTTAGTATTAAGACATTGAGAACTCCAGGTGGATTGAATAGATACACTACTCCTGAATTTACACAAGCGGCAATTGAGTCTGGAAAATTAACAATTACTATTCCTTATAATGCACCTGACATTTTGTATTATGTCAGCGAAACAAATATCGATTTTGGTGGTGTATTCCAAATATTATCAATAACTGAAAACACATTCTTAGATGTAGGGTCTGATATTGTTGGAAAACAATTTTACAAAATGAGCAACGGTGAGCAATTAAGCAACGGAATGAAATTGCAATTTATTGGAAATGTTACACCTGTTTCTTATTCTACTGGACAATATTATGTTGAAGGTGTTGGTTCATCTATTCAATTAATTAAAGCATCAGACCTTGATTTAATTAGTCGTTATACTACATCTGAATCTGTATTATTTGATAGTGATAATTTTGATTCATTGCCATTTAGTGATGCAACTGCATTAGCAACTGCAATCGATTATCATGTAATAAATCGTGCAAGTGTTGATTTAAATCCTTGGACTCGCTATAATCGTTGGTTCCATAAAGATGTTATTAATACCAGCGCAACACTTAATGGTAATGTAGCATCTCTAGATCAAACTGCTAGAGCCAAGCGTCCTATTATTGAGTTTGAGGCCGGGTTAAAACTTTATAATTTTGGAACACATGCTCTCCAGGATGTTGATCTAATTGATGATTTTACAACAGATGTATTTTCAACTATTGAAGGATCAACGGGATATAACGTAGACGGAATAGCGTTGGCACAGGGACAGCGAATTTTATTTACAGCAGACACTGATTCAACAGTTGCAAACAATATATACAGAGTTGAAATAGTTGATGTAAAACACATTTCTATATCTGGCCACCCGCAGTATCAAATACATTTAGTGTTAGATTCTATGCCAGTGGAAAATAGTGTTGTATTGGTTAAAAATGGACAATCAAATCAAGGAAAATCATATTGGTTTGATGGATCTGTTTGGAATGTTACACAGCAAAAATTAACAACAAACCAACCCCCATTGTTTGACATAGTAGACGACAATGGTATCAGTTTTGGGGATAAAACAACTTACCCTGGGTCTTCTTTTATAGGGACAAAATTGTTTTCTTATAAACAAGGAACCGGAGTTGCTGATAGTAATTTAGGTTTTGCACTATCATATAAAAATATTAACAATATTGGAGATATAGTTTTTAACTTTGATATTGTCTTAGATTCTTTTGAATATAAAATTTCATCAGATATTTTTACAGTAAAAATAAACACCGGTTATCTTGTTGATTATTCTCCACTAACTAGAGAAATATCGTTTGTAAACGGCTGGCAAAAATCTAATGCAGTATATACACAAGCTGCCGTTAGAGTATATAAAGACATTACTAATCTTAATAATTTTGATATAGACATTTTTGATGATATTTCAAATTTAGATGATCTTGTTGTTCGAGTATATGTAAATGGTATACGTTTAGATAAAACTCAATGGAACATAATTTCAGGAGCAGTTTATAAACAACTAGTATTAACTACTGATTTATCACCAACTGATTTATTATCAATAAGAGCATTTGCATCTCAACCTATTAATGATAACGGTTATTATGAAATTCCTATTAATTTACAAAACAATCCTTTAAATAGTTTAATGGGAGACTTTACATTAGGTGAAGTTATAGATCATACTAATTCTATTATTGATAATTTAGACGGAAGTTTAGGCGTTACGTTTGTTGGAACTTTTCCAGGAGCTGGCAATTTAAGAGATTTAGGAAATATTTCTCAATACGGAACAAAATTTGTCCAGCATAGTGGCCCCGCAAGTTTAAGTATATACCATATTACAAATTCATCTAGCAATGTAATCCGTTCTATTGAGGAGTCTAGAGATGATTACGGTAAATTTAAAAGAAATTTTATTTCAGCTATAAAGAATTTATCAAGTGATGTAACAGATGTTCCGGGATCAGTGGATGCAATTTTACAACACCTTAATCAAAATAAACAAAAGACTGGACCATATTATTTTACTGATATGGTGCCATACGGCGCATCTGTTAAACGAGAGTTAACAGTTGTTGATTATAGAATTAAAACTTATCCGTTATCTAATGTTTTCACTCTTGATACATTATCAAATAAATCTGTATTAGTATATCGTAATGGTATTCAAATGGTCCACGGCGCAGATTATACATTTGATTCTTCGTTGGCTATGATCAATATTAGTAATAACACACCATTAGAAACTGGTGATGTAATTACTACAGTTGAATACGACTCTACAGACGGATGTTTTGTTCCATCTACTCCGACTAAGTTAGGAATTTGGCCTGCGTATACACCCAAATTATATCTTGATACTAGTTTGGTTAACCCAGTTATGATGATACAAGGACACGACGGTAGTCAAGTATTGGCATACGGGGATTTTAGAGATAACTTTATTTTAGAATTAGAAAAAAGAATTTTTAACAATATTAAAGTAAAATACGATCCTGAAATTTTTAATATCTTTGATTTTATTCCAAGCTACAATAGAACCACCGATTATAGTTTACAAGAATTTAATGACACACTAGCTCCTCAGTTTTACAAATGGACTAGTTTAATTAGTAGTGACTTTACTAAGCCTTTAAATTATGATAGAAATAACCCATTTACTTTTAACTATACAGGGCATGCTGCCCCGGACGGTAGACTAACTCCGGGCTATTGGAGAGGAATTTATCGTTGGATCTATGATACTGACAGGCCAAATATCCGTCCATGGGAAATGTTGGGAATAACAATTGAACCAACTTGGTGGACTAGTGTGTATGGTCCTGCTCCTTATACTAGTGACAATATACCAATGTGGCAAGATATTGCTAATGGTTTATTAAAAGAACCAGGAGTTCCGCCAATAACACTATCTCAATTTGCAAAACCTTTCTTAATGAACCACTTGCCGGTTGACGAGTCTGGAAATTTAGTTGACCCTATTTCTTCGAAAACTGCAAATGGCGGAATAATACAAACTTACGGCGGAGACTTTGTATTCGGCGATGTAAGCCCAATAGAAGCTACCTGGAGAAGAGGTAGTTATTTTCCTTTTGGAATGTTAATTACATTCCTATTGTTACAGCCTTCTAAAGTATTTGGATTAGTTTTAGATAGATCAAGAATAGTTAGAAATATGGCAGGGCATATAGTTGCTTCTAATACAAAGTTGCCTATAACACCTGACACATTGTTGTTACCTAGCATTTATTCTAGTTCTACTCGTATACAAACTGCAGGTATTATAAATTATATTGTTGATTATATTTCAAGCGATATTTTAAAATCATATTCTCAATATGCAACTGATTTAAAAACTATTACAACACAATTAAGTTATCGTATAGGAGCTTTTACGAGCAAAGATCAATTTAATTTATTGTTAGATTCTAAATCTCCATTAAGCACTGGAAGTATTTTTGTTCCTCAAGAAGACTATAGTATTTTCTTAAACACATCTAGTCCTATTTCTAAAATAGTTTATAGTGCGTTAATTATTACTAGATTCTCTGACGGTTTTGAAGTTAAAGGATACAATCAGACATCTCCGTATTTTTATTATTACAACTATATTAAATCTGGACCTAAGATTACAATAGGTGGTATCTCAGAAAGCTATTCTATTTGGGGACCAAATAATCAATATGTTGCTGGGTTCGTTGTTAAAAATGGTAACGGTTATTATCGAGTAAAAACTTCTCATGTGTCGATTGACACATTTAATGGAAGTTATTTTCAATTGCTGCCGACACTTCCAGTTATCGGCGGACAATCTGCTTTAACAAGAATACTATGGGATAGATCACAACCTATTATTGCGCCTTACGGAACAAAATTTAATAGTATCCAAGAAACATATGATTTTATTGTAGGTTATGGTGAATATTTAAAAGACCAAGGATTTGTATTTGATGATTTCAATTTAAATTTACAAACAGTTTCAAATTGGGAAACAAGTGCTAAAGAATTTTTATTCTGGACTACACAAAATTGGGCAGCCGGGCAACAAAAATGGGAAGATTGGTTGCCAAATAAAGATTACCTAGCTGGAAATATAGTTCAGTATGATGGTGATTACTATCAAGCATCTCAGAAAGTTTCATCTAATAATGCTTTCCAATACAATTATTTTGTAAAGTTGTCAGGATTAAGCACAGTAGGTAGTAGTGTAATTTCATTAAGCCCTGCCGCTAATGCAGTTACTTTTAACAGCCCATATGCAATAGTGGACGACATTACAAATCCATTTAACGGATATCAAATTTTTAAAGTTGACGGCACTGCGTTTGAACCTCAATTTATTAGTTCTTATAGAAAAGATAATCGAGTAACGTATTCCCCAACTACTACAGACGGAATATTTGGCGCCACATTCTATCTGTTACAAAAAGAACAAGTTGTATTATTAAACAATTCTACAATTTTTAATGATGTAATATATAATCCTACTAGCGGATATAGACAAGAACGCATTAAAGTGTCGGGCTATACTACTATTGGGTGGTATGGGTCGTTTGATTCTCCTGGATTTATTTTTGATGAAGCTAAAATAAATCAATGGTCGGCTTGGACTGATTATCATTTAGGTGATATTGTAGTTTACCAACAATTTTATTATGCCGCAAATGAATTTGTATCAGGTTCTGAGTTATTTGATCCAGCACAATGGAATAGATTATCGTCAAAGCCATTTGCAAAAATTATTCCTAACTGGACAAATTTAGCCACACAGTTCCAAGATTTTTATAGTGTTGATGTTGATAGTTTTGATAGTGCTCAACAAACAATGGCACATCATTTAATAGGATATCAGAAACGTCAATATTTAGATAATATTATTCAAGATCCTGTAAGCGAATTTAAATTTTATCAAGGAATGATTCGTGAAAAAGGAACACAAAATGTTCTTAATAAATTATTCGATGTATTAAGTGCAGACAATGAAGAAAGTTTAAAATTTTATGAAGAGTGGGCTTTGCGTGTTGGAAAATATGGTTCTTCTAATGCGTTTCAAGAAATAGAATTTATTTTAGACGAAAGTAAATTTAAAACAAATCCTCAAAGTATTCAACTATTAGAAACAAACTCTGATACAACATCTGGCGTGTCTGATTTTAATATTCGTCAAGCTCCAACAGACTTATATTTAAAACCGTTAGGTTATAATGGCAATCCCTGGCCAACAGTTAAAAACTATACACCTTATTTAAGAACTGCAGGGTTTGCAAGAGAGCATGAAGTAACTGCTATTGTAACTTATAAAACTGATATTTTGTCGTTAGATATTTCTAATTTTAAATTAGGATCTTATATTTGGGTAGGGTTTGTTGGCACCAGCTGGGAGATTTATAGATACTCTCCAACTTCAATTGATATAACTAGTGTGGCATTTGATTCTAAAAATAAAGAACTAGTGTTTACAACAGCAATTGATGTTACAGAGTTTGTAGTCGGAGACTATATTGCTATTGAAAATGTAGATTTTAAAGGATTTTATCGAGTTTCAGCAGTATTGTTGAATACGTTCACATTATCTGCACCATCTATTAAATCAATTACAGCTCCTGGAATTGGATCATTTATTCCTGTATTTAAATTAACTCCACAACTAGCACCAACTATTGACCAATTAGATTTAACTATTGCCCCAGACCGCGTAGCTAATGAACTTGCGTGGACTACTGACAGTGGTAACGGATATTGGGCGACTTGGCAATATAATACTGTATATTCTAAAACAACATTAGCTCCGATATTTTCTGTTCCTAATTTACAGTATGGCCGAGCAGTTGCGTCTGATGCGGCCGGCACAATTCTAGCAGTGTCAGATTCTAGCGGAACAATATCAGTTTATAACAAACCAGTTGCAGGTGCTTCTTGGATTTTTATACAAAAAATCGAACCAGAATTTGTATCTATAAGTGATTCTAATACAATTTCTAATTTTAATTCTTCAGTTGCAATATCTCCTGACAGTAACTGGATGGCAATTGGTAGTCCTATGGTAGGTCACATTGTGACTAACTATAAAGGAGTATACAATACTTCCTCAATATACTCATACAAGCAAATAGTAACATATAACAATGTATTGTATGAAGCTCTTAAAACAGTGCCAACAAATAAAACTCCGGCAACGTTTACAAAATATTGGAAACTAGCATCTACTATTTCAGTTGATTCTTCAGGAACAAACAATTCAGGTTTATTAGACGGCACAGCTCAAGGTGTGGTGTTTATCTACGAACGAGATATAGTAACAAACACATACGTTTTAAACACTTCATTGACTAGCCCTGCTCCGATTGCATACCAACAGTTTGGGTTTTCACTAGCATTGTCAAATGATAAGCTATTTGTATCAGCAGTAGGCGATTCTAGTGGCACAGGGCAAGTGTATCAAATTGATTATGCTATTAAAGATAGTGCCACGGCATTGTATAATCCAACTGGTAGCTCCGGAACTACATTGGTGCTTGGCGGAACTTTTAAAGCAATACTTACACTTGGAAGCTCAGTAATCCAACAAGTTAGTAATTTTACTAATCTTGATGTAGGCAGTTCAGTTATTGGAACAGGTATTCCTGATAACACTAGTATTGTTAGTTTTAATCAAGGTGCCGGAACAATAACATTGTCAGCAAATGTAACTGCTTCTTCAATCGTTGTAAGCGGAAATACGATCCCAACAGTTATTACTTACGACGGCACAACACAACCATTACAAGTCGGAATGACAGTGTCTGGTCTTGGTTTTACTCAAGGGCAAAAAATTATCAGTATTGTTGATTCTCAAACAGTATTGCTTGATATGCCACCCGACGGCAATCCTTTTGGAAAACTAGTTTGTCAAATTAACGGTTGGAAATATCATAATTCATCAACTTTAGGGTTGTATAATAATTTAACAGCATCTGGTAATTTTGGATATGCATTGTCAATTAGTAGTGATTCGTCAGTGCTTGCAGTATCAGCACCTCAAGCTAAACAAGTTTATTTCTTTGCTAATCAACAAGACATTATAGGTAATTTTATTGGAACATACACATTAGTTCAATCTCCTATCACTAGCACTGAATTGTTATTTGGTGATAGTATAAGTGTATCGGCATCTGGCAAGTATGTTGCAGTATCTTCTATGTATCATAATGATGTAAAGAATACCGCGTTAGGACAAGTAATAATTTACAGTTTTGTAGATACATTATGGCAACCTTATCAAACTCTTGCTAATTTAAAACCTGAATCTGTTGAACTATTTGGAACAAAAGTAGCATTTATGGGAGATAAGACACTGGCTGTGTTCAGTCAAAATGCCGATACTGATTTACAACAACCTTTGAATGACAGCACTTCGTTCGACGGCGGCCTAACAAGATTTATTACTCCAAATAAAAATAATGGAAGAGTTGATGTTTATGACAATTACAATAGTAATTGGATCTTCGGTGAAAGTTTAGATAATTTTAACATAACATCAGACAGATATGGCGCAAGTATAGCAGTTGGTGCAAATGAAATATTTGTTGGCGTTTCTAATGCGTTAAACAATGGTATTAATACTGGGGTTGTAGCAGAATATAGAAAAACTAATAATTCTTATAGTTGGAAAATTTTACATTCAGAGTCTGACAGGATTGATATTAGTAAAATTAAATCAGCGTTTTTATATAACAAGTCTACTAACCAGCTTATAGATTACATAGATGTAATTGATCCTAGCCAAGGAAAAATTCCAGGACCTGCAGAAGAAGAATTAAAATACAAAACTTTTTATGACCCTGCAACCTATTCGTATTCAAACGGAACTGCAACAGTTAATGTGGATAACGGAATGGCGTGGACTACTTCTCAAGTTGGCCGCCTATGGTGGGATTTACGAACTGCAAAATTTATCGAAAGTGTAACAGACGACAACAGTTATAATAATAGCAATTGGAATACTTTATTTCCCGGAGCAAGCATTGATATTTACGAATGGGTATCTACACGATTAACTCCATCACAGTGGGACAGTCAAGCAGATACTATAGCCGGACTTACTCTTGGAATTAGTGGAAAGTCGCTGTATGGAGATGCAGTATACAGTTCAGTTAAACTTTATGATTCTTTAAGTAAAAAATTTACAACAATTTATTATTTCTGGGTTAAAAATAAAACACTAGTTCCTAATGTCACTAATAGACATATGGCAGCAAGTGATGTAGCAAATCTAATAGCTAATCCTAGAGGATTTAATTATAGTTATTTGGCATTAACTTCACCTAACTCATTTAGTCTTGTTAATGTAGCAAACAAATTACAAGATACTAATGTAGTGTTGTCTGTTAGATATTGGACTATTGACAATCAAAATATTCCTTCACATACCCAGTGGAAAATGATTAGCGAAGATCCTTCTACTATTATACCATCGGCGATTGAACAAAAATGGATTGATAGTTTATGCGGGAAAGATAATGCTGGCCGATTAGTTCCTGATCCAAGTTTACCTCCTAAGTTAAAATATGGAATTGAAAACAGACCTCGCCAAGGTATGTTTGTTAATAGATTTGAAGCACTTAAAGAAATTATTGAAAAAACTAATTTAGAATTAATTAATATACAAATTGTTGGTAATGCAGACCTTACAAAATTAAATTCTTACGATGAAGAACCTAATTTGCTGTTAGGATTATATGATCAAGTTTTTGATACTGATGCAGAATTATCTTTTGCAAATATTGGAAATTTTAGCCAGGCTTCAATTACTCCTATAATTGTTAACGGACAAATTACAGGAGCAAATATAGTATCTAGTGGAAAAGGCTATATTAATGCACCTTATGTTATTATTCAAGGTAACGGAACAGGTGCAATAGTTAAAACAATTTTAAATGCCTATGGACAAGTTACAGGTGTAACAGTTATTTCAGGTGGCGAAGGTTACGATTCGTCAACTACTATGACTATACGTGGATTCGTTGCATTAGTTCATTCTGATTCTGAATCTTTCAACACATGGAGTCTGTGTTCATATTCAAATAAAATATGGTCAAGAATTCAAACACAAGCGTTTGATACTAGAAAATATTGGTCATATGCTGATTGGTTTGCTTCCGGTTACAGTCAATTTACAGCCGCAGATTATGCAATTAATACTTTTGCAGATTTATACTCTATCAGCCCTAGTGTAGGAGAAATTGTAAAAATATTAACTAGTAATACCGGTTGGTTGTTATTAGAAAAATATGCAGATATCGTTTCAGTAGACTGGACAAAGAGTTATAAAGTAGTTGGCCAACAAAACGGAACTATACAACTTAACTCTACATTATATAATACTGTTGGCACAACATATGGCTATGACGGAAATCTATATGATGCATCAGTTTTTGATAATTTTGCTTCTGTTGAATTACGAATTATTTTAGAATCATTAAAAAATAATATTTTTATAGGTAATCTTGCATCTAATTATTTAGGAATGTTTTTTACAAGCATTCGTTATATTCTTAGCGAGCAAACTTATGTTGACTGGATATTTAAAACAAGTTTTATTAAGGCACAACATAATGTAGGTTCTTTAGGACAACCTGCAACATATAAAAACGACAACTTAGCAGATTTTGAATCATATGTAGATGAAGTTAAACCTTATAGAACAAAAATTCGAGAATATGTAAGCAATTATTCCAATGTAGACAATACTAATTCTGCTATATCAGATTTTGATTTGCAACCAGCTTATGAAAATAACTCTATTACAGTTGTAAATGCTACAGTAGAAAATGAACAAATCATTAATAAAGACCAATCTTTAGCAGTGTATCCTTGGAAATTCTGGAAAGATAATTTATCATTCAGTGTAGTTGACGTAGTTATTACCGATAACGGATCTTTATATGAAAGCGAACCAGTTGTAAGATTTATAAGTAAATCCGGAATAGGCGCTACTGCAAGAGCATTTTTATCAAACGGTAAAGTTACTAGAATAGTTTTATTAACTAAAGGCACTGGATATCTTAAAGCTCCTACAATTTTACTAGACGGGGGAGTTGGAGTTGGCGGAACTACAGCTAAAGCGGTTGCTATAATTGGAGAGAGTCCAGTTCGATCAACACTAGTAGGAATGAAATTTGATAGAATTTCTCCTACTTATTTTGTTACACAATTATCTGTGACAGAGACATTTACTGGAAATGGTAGTTTACTGCAATTTGCATTAAAATGGGCGCCAGACATTAGAATAGGCAAATCAACAGTTCTTATCGACGGAGTTGAAGCACTACGAAACAGTTATAAATTAGTAGTTACAAGTTCGACCAGCTTAGGATATACAACGTATGCCGGCTCGCTAATATTTAATACTGCTCCGGGAACATACTTAATAAATTCTACAATAACTGTAACCTATTTAAAAGATTGGTCTACATTAAATGCCTCTGACAGAATACAATATTATTATAATCCTGCCAGTGGTGAGCTTGGCAAAGATCTTGCACAGTTAATGACAGGAGTTGACTACGGTGGTGTAATAGTAGACGGTCTAGGATTTGATATTTCCCAAGGATGGGATAATGTTCCATTCTACAGTGATCCGTGGGATAGTGCCGACCCTGATTTTGACGATTACATTATAACTTATACAACACCTACAACTAGTCCATTGGCATTTCCTGTTGAAAATATTCCATTCCCTTCAACTTGGATGCCTGGTGATTTGCTAAACATTTACTATTATTATACAGATGTTCATACATACACATCTGACGGAGTTGAAACTTCTTATTCATTCAGTGTATATGATAACACTCTTACAGTAACAGTTTCAAAAGATGCAACAGCAACTGGCACAAATGCGCAAAGTTCAATTGTATTACAATTAGTAGATGCTACTGGTATTAGTGTTGGCGATAAAGTATCTATAGTTCAACCAAATACTATAACAGACATTACTTATGTAAAGGCTGTTAACACAGTAGCACATACAGTAACATTAACACAGATGTTATATAATAATATACCATCAAATTCTATTATAACATTTACAAGAACTCTAAAAAAGAACATTGACTATACAGTTAATTTACCTGCTAGTATAGTAGTATTAACGCAACCAATTGCATCTGGTAGTGTAATTACTATATCATCACCTTATCAGCAAATTAAAATTGACGCAGAAGATTTTGACGGCACATTATCACCAACAAATCCAAATGCAGTAATGTCAACGTATACATTTACAGGTAATAACGATGTAATAACTGTTCCTTCGGGCATTACTATAAATCCAGGCGATCAGATTATTATTAGAAAAATAACAAGTGATGGATCAGTTGCACCTTTAGCAGACGATTACGATACGTTAATTCAAGGTGGAGATCTAGCATATACTAGTGCAACTGGGTTGTTAGCTGAAGATATTATTATTGACGGTGACGGATTTGTTACCCCTACATCTAGTCCTGCTACAGAAGAAGTAGTTCCTGGACAGCTATTTGACACATTATCTATTAAAGTATACGATAAACCTAATGCAGGTTCTGCAAATATTATTGCCGATAGTTACCATGCTGACGGGATTAATACTGATTATGCGTTAACGCAAATGCCAAATAGCGCAACAGCAGTAGTTGTCAAAATAAACGGACAAATTAAAACAATTGGTGTCGATTATACAGTTAATTATAAGAAACAATTAATTAGTTTTACAACGCCTCCGACAATAAACAGTTTAGTAACAATATTAAGTTTTGGATTTAACGGATCTAACATATTAGATATTGACTATTTTGTTGGAAACGGTGCAACTTTAGAATTTATTACCAATGCAGAATGGTTGCCAACAGTAACTTATCTAATATATGTTAACGGTTTAGTTTCTTCAGCTGAAATTTTCCAAACTGATTATACATACAATAGTCCAAATAGGGTAGGTATTAGATTTAATACTCCGCCATCTATCGGAGATTTAATTAATTTTGTTATTGTATCTGGAAATCAACAAACATTCTCAGTAATGAAAACAGAAAGATTTAGGACTGTAGGAACTACTACTGTATATAATCTTAATAATTCAATCGGCCAATTGATTCCTAGCGAAGCAAATATGCTTGTAAGAGTAGACCAACTAATACTGCAAGGCCCATCTAACAGTTATTATACGATTGATTCAGAAAATTTAAATTATAATATCGATTATAATCATAATTTACCATATAGCGTATCAGTTTCAGATGTGCTAGTCTATGCCGATGGTAATTTATTAACTCCTGGCACTAATTATGTTATTGATTTATCTGGAATTACTGTTACTATTACTTTAGAAGTTTATCAACTGTATGTTGGAAAAACACTATTAGTAAGTATTATTACTAATTCAGATTATTTTTACAATGACGGCCAACTGACATTAACAACTGTATATCCAACAAATACACTAGTTGAAGTTACAAGTTTTTATAATCATAATATTTTAGATATTCAACAAACTGAATTTACAGTTTCAGCTTCGAATACATTTACGCCTAACACATTGGCTTATTTTAATTGGACCGATCTAACAGGAGGATTGATCCAATTAGATAGACCAGTGGTTAACAGCCAATATGTTTGGGTTACAAAAAATAAAATATTGCTAACACCCGAAGTTGATTATGTATTAACAAACAATAATCATGCAGTAAAATTAATATTACCTCTTAATATAGGTGATAAAATTAGTTTAATGACTTACAGCAGTAACATATTAACATATGGCACTGCCTACATGCAATTTAAAGACATGTTAAATCGCGTTCACTTTAAACGCCTAAGCAAAAATAAACAAACAAGATTAGCAACAGCATTACATTGGAATGATACTTCTATAACAGTAGATGATGCAAGTAATTTTGCAGTGCCCAACCCGGCTGGTAATAAACCTGGAATAATAGAAATTCGTGGGGAACGTATTGAATATTTTAGAATATCCGGTAATGTTTTAAGTCAGTTGCGTCGAGGAACATTAGGAACTGGCGCTGCCAATTCTTATCCTATTGGAACATTTGTTCAAGAAATTGGAATAACTGAAACTATTCCTTATAACGAAGCTCCAGTTGTGCAACAACTAATATCTACAGGATCAAATATTGTTAATTTAAATTTTGTCCCAACTAAAGGACAACCTGATATTACACGACCTGATTATGATTCAACTGGAATAGTATCTTGGTTTAGCAACTTTGGTTATAACTATGTTGGAAATTATAACGGAGCAACCGGCTACGATTACAATGACGTTGTAATTTACAATAATGCTTATTATTATTGTGTAAAACCAGTTCCAGTGCCTTCAGGTAGAACACTAACTGTATTATATACACCGGCAAGTGTTGTATATTGGGCACTATATCCTACAACTATACCTGTAGGATATGGACAAGCAAACAATATAGAAGTATTCATCGGAGGTTATGACGATACTACAGTGTGGACTAGCGCAACTACATATTCAGCTGGAACTATTATTACTCAAGGATCTTATACATACACTTGTTTAACAACACACACTAGTGGAGCAACTTTCTTTGATGCAGTTACTACAGTTACTATTAATAGCGACGGAACAACTACGACAATAGCTACAGGGGTTGACTCGTCAACAGTTTGGAAATTCTTTGTAGGAAATATTCGTTTAAAGAAACAACCTTATAAAGTCTTTAATGTAAACAATGCTCCAACTAGTCCTGCCGGTGATGTTGCTTTTGACGCAGATTTTTCTGTAGACGGTTCTTCTGCATCAATAAGATTAACAACAGCATTACCATATGGAACAAGAATTACTATTGTTCAGCGAACTGGACAAGCATGGGATGGAGATTATGGAACTAATATTAATGTTGTGCATGGCACTAGCAATGTAACAACATTCTTAAAATCCACGCCAGGAATATGGTATGAAAATGACGCTAAATATGCAACTAAGTTAGACATTAAGTCAACATTTGACAGCACAATAACTTCATTTGATACTACTAACATAACAATTGATCAAGGATAAAAAATGGCTCAGCAATTAGTTAATACAGGAACAACTGCTAATGACGGAACCGGTGATTCTTTAAGGGTTGCCGCAGAAAAAATTAATCAAAATTTTACTGAGGTGTATTCGTTATTAAGAACCACAGTTCAGCAACCGGCAGATTGGAGTGCTACGACAGGTGTTACTCAAATTTTAAATAAACCTGCTATCTTTAGCGGAAGCTACAATGACTTAACTAATAAACCAACATTAGCTACGGTTGCTCTTACAGGACAATATACTGATTTAATAAACAAACCAAATTTAACAGCAGTAGCAACTAGTGGTAGTTATAATGATTTAATAAACAAACCAACATTGTTCAGCGGGCAGTGGGCTGATATAACTAACAAGCCAGTTCTTTTTAGCGGAAGTTATGCTGATTTAACAAATAAACCAACAATTCCTAATAATACTAATCAACTTATTAATGGTAGTAATTTTATAACTTCTAGTAGTTTAACTTGGGCAAACATTTCTGGAAAACCTGTAGTTGCAACTTGGACAACTGCCCCTACGCATAGTTACGGGCAAGCAGGTGATATCCAAGGAAGCATTGCATACGATGGCAGTTATTTTTATATTTGTTTTCAAAACTATGTAAACAATTCTACTAATATATGGCAAAGAGTGGCAATTACTGGGACTACTTGGTAATTAAAATAGCATTTAACTATACTGATAAATATAAGATAAAGAGAGAGTAATATGCAGAGTAAAGACGCAACTGGTATTCACATTCAGGGTCATATAAAAATTTATGATCCGATTTCACAAGAAGTTTACATTAATAAACGTAACGCTATTCATTACGAGAATATCAGTATTGCTCTAGCTGAGAGTATTGCTGACAGCGGCCAGGGATTTATATACCAAATGGCATTTGGTAATGGCGGAACAGCGATAGATCCTACTGGAATTATTACATATCTTACTCCAAATACTAACGGATCTAACGCTAGCTTATATAATCAAACTTATGCAAAAGTAGTTGACGGAAATTCTAGCAATAATACAGATCCTTCTAGGAATTATATTGAAACTCGACACGTTACTGGCACAACTTATACTGATGTTTTTGTAAGTTGTTTGCTTGATTACGGTGAGCCTAGCGGGCAAACAGCATTTGATAATACAAACAATAATCAAAATTTATATGTATTCGATGAATTAGGTTTAGTAAGTTACAGCTCTTCAGGTAATCCGTTATTACTAACTCACGTAGTATTTCATCCTGTGCAAAAATCACTAAACCGTTTAATACAAATTGACTATACTGTGCGTATACAAAGTTTAACTGGCCTAGCTGGAGTATAATATGAGCTATACAATACAGTTTACTGAAACAAATAATCCGTCAAAGCAGCCTATCACAGTTCAAGATAAAACTCTTAATAATCAAACTAGTGTTACATTTGTTGGAAAAAACTATTCTGGATATGGATCAATAATTGCTGGAGATTTTTTACACTTACTAGAAAATTTTGCTAGTCCTACTCCACCTGCTAACCCTGTTCAAGGGCAATTATGGTTTAATAACAATGCAGGTATAAGTCAACTTAATGTTAACATTGACGGAACTACAACTGGCTGGCAATCAGCTGGGGGTATTAAAAAATCTACAACTACTCCTACATCTGCCATATCGGGAGATTTATGGGTAAACACTAGCACACAACAACTGTGGGTATATTCAGGTAGTGCATGGATATTAATTGGTCCTCAATATACTGCTGGAAATAAAACTGGTCCTGATATTATAGATATTGTTGATACCTTAAATGTTGCTCATACAGTATTTGGTATTTTTGCTAACAATAACTTAATGGCTATTGTTAGTAAAGAAGCATTTACACCAAAAGCAACATTGACAGGATTCCCTACAATAGGTCAAGGTATTAATTTAAGCACGGTAGATGCAACTAGTGCAACTAGCCCAACAAAGATATGGGGAACAGCAAGCGCCGCTGACTCGTTGAATATTTCAGGGTCTCCTGTTTTAGCCGCTAATTTTTTAAGAAGTGATATTCCGACAGTTGCAAATGCGCCATTAAGTGTTAGAAGTAATGGCGGTATAAGTGTAGGAAGTGATTTAAGTTTCAATATTGGAACAGTGGCAAATTCAACTATTTTATATTCTAAAAATAGTGGAAATAGTATTGACCTTCGTGTAACAAATAACGTTGGAATTTCTTCAACAGCATTACACATTGATTCATCTTCATCTATCGGCATCGGAGCTAATAATACTGCACCTCAAGCAACATTAGATGTATCAGGAACTGCAAAAATTTCTGGCATTGTTACACTTACTAATACTACAGATTCTACAGCATTAGGTGTTGGCGGCATTATATCATCTGGTGGTATTTCTGTAGCTAAAAAATCAAATTTTGGCGATGATATTACTACATATGGACAGATATTTTTAAACAATTTAGATAATACTGGATCACCGACTCCTATCTCTATATTACAACCTGGATCAGATCTTGCCAGCGGATTGTATGATATTGGAACATCGACTAGACGTTTTGGTGCAATTTATGCAAATACATTTAATGGAAATTTTACAGGAACATTTGTAGGATCTGTAACTGGAAACGTATCAGGTCTAGCATCGGGATTAGTAAGTCCGACTACATTTAGTATAACTGGTGATGTATCAAGTAATAGTGTTAGCTATAACGGACAACCTGGCTCATTGCCAGGAGGTGCCGCAACATTTACAACTTCAATAAGTCCTAATTTTATCACTAACAAGACGTTAACAACGACGTCTTTAAATTCAGATATAATGTTGATATACAGATCTGGATCAGGTGCAGGATTATACAGCACTACTAAACAAAGTTTTATTTCAAATATTCCTACAGTGCCTGTTGGTGCTATATTTCCGTATGCTGGAACATCTGCTCCAGCAGGATATTTGTTATGTGACGGTTCAGAAGTGCCTATTGGAAAGTATTCTATATTGTTTGGTATTATTGGATATACATATAAACGAACAGGATTAGTAGGAAGTAACACATTTGCGTTACCTGATTTGCGAGGACGTTTCCCATTAGGTCCTGACAATATGAACAATAACTTAACTGTTCCAAGTTATGCAAATACAGCCGTAAATATCAGTGCTGGTGGCGGAACAGCTGGTCGAGTAACGGATTCAAGTGCGTTGTCGGTTGGGTTAGGTTCAGGATTTAACCAAGTAACTATTTCTATAAGCAATTTGCCAGACCATCAGCACAATTTGCAAAGTCAATCAGGCACACAATATTTTGCTGGAGGTATACCGGGAGCCAATTCAGACAGCGGAACACGAGCTGGATTAGGTGCACCTTTATCTACTACAGGATATGGTTTACCTAACAGCGGAAGTGTAATATCATCAGCTATCGGGCAACCATTAAATGTTATGAATCCATATTTAACAATGAACTATATTATATACACTGGTGTCCAATAATGAGCTATACAATAAATTTAACGAACGGTTCGACGCTAACTCAAATAGTTGACGGAACTATAGATCAAACAGCAACTAATCTTACTTTGATAGGTAAGAATACTAGCGCATACGGTCAATTTTATAATGAGAATTTAGTTTACTTATTAGAAAATTTTGCAAATTCTAGTCAACCAACTAAACCTATTACTGGGCAACTATGGTTTGATACTAGTGAGAATCGTTTAAAAGTTTATGATGGACTTGAGTTTACTGTCACAGGTGGAACAATTGTATCAAACTCTTTACCTAGCACAATTGCACAAGGTGATTTGTGGATTGACAGTTTTCGCGAACAACTTTATTTCAATGATGGAGTTAATACAGTTCTAGCAGGGCCTATCTATTCAGCACAGCAAGGTATATCAGGTTTTAAAATTGTCGATGTATTAGACACAAGTCAAAATTATCACACAATTGCAGAACTATATGTCGGAGGAGTATTATTAGGAATTTTTAGTTCTACTGAGTTTACTCCGGCAAGTTCTATTACAGGATTTTCTGGAACTATATTTCCTGGACTTAACTCAAGCACATTAGCTACACAGAAAGTTTATATTAGATCTACATCATCTGATACAGTAGCAGACGGTAACGGAAATTTATATACTGCCGATAATTTTATTAAAACTCAAGGGAATGGTTCAGTTAACGGCCAGTTGATTATAACAGGCGGAACAACAGGAACTCCATTGCAACTAGGAAGCTCTGCTCAAAATAAAGTTCTTATTAGCGACACTTTGTTTAATTTATACTCTAATAAATCTAATCAAAATTTCCAAATAAGCGTTCTTCAAGGAGTAACTAGTCAGCCTGCATTGTTTGTAAATACCGCACCTCAAAACAGTGAAAATTTTGGTCGAGTCGGCATTTATAATAATAATCCTCAAGCAACACTTGATATAAACGGTAGTGTAAATGTAGCCGGAAATTTAACAGTCCTTGGTTCAACAACATATCTTGAAACAACAAATCTACAAGTGGTTGATAAAAATATTGAACTTAATAAAATTGTATCAGGGTCAAATACTAATGTATTGGCAGACGGCGGCGGTTTAACCTTGCACGGAGCTACTGATAAGACACTTACTTGGTTAAATGCAACGGGAGCATGGACAAGTTCTGAAACATTTAACTTAGTTGCCGGAAAAACTTATCAAATTAATGGACAAGATGTATTAAGCTATAATTCTTTAGGAACTGGTGTAACCACATCGTCTTTAACTAGTGTTGGAATATTAACAAATTTACAAGTAAGTAATTTGTTTATTAGCGGAAGCACTATTAGTTTTGTTAACTCCGGAATTCCTAATAACGATGTAACAATAGCTCCAAAAGGAACCGGCACAGTTAACGTTAGCAGTGCAAGAATTTCAAATCTTGCAAGCCCTGTAAGTGGAAACGATGCAGTAAATCAAACATATTTAAATACAGCTTTAGAAAGCATTCCGTTAGGAGTTGGATTAATTACAACTGGTCTTACAAATACGCAGATTGGAACTACTATTTTAGCTAAAATGTTTCCAACCAGTTATTATCAAAATGGAACAATTTGTCGTGTGCAATGTAGCGACAGCTCAATTAGACAATTTCAGCTAGTGTCCGGGGTTTGGACCTATCAATCGACACTATAAAACAAGATAAATAATAGGAATAAGGAATAAGAGATGCCATATACAATTAATTTAACTAACGGAAATGTGTTAACAACAGTGGCTGATGGCACTGTTGATAATACTACTAGCCTTAGTTTAGTAGGTAAAAACTATGCAGGATACGGAGTAGTTCAAAATGAAAACTACGTATACATGTTAGAAAATTTTGCAAATACAACTGCACCTCTACGTCCTATTTCCGGCCAAATTTGGTATGATAGCGGTAATAAAAAATTAAAATTTTACGATGGTTCTAACGGAGGACAATGGAAAATTGCAAGCGGTGCAAGCACTAGTTCTGTTCAACCTTCTAATCAAACAGCTGGTGATTTTTGGTGGGATACTGTTAACGAACAGTTATATACTTTTAATGGATCAACGTATACATTGATCGGACCGCAAGTAGCTGGCGCTAATCAAACGCAGATGGTATCTAAAACAGTGTTAGACACTAGCGGCATATCATATGCAATCATCGAAGCTATTACAAATGGTGTAACAACTTTTATTATTAGCACAAATGCACAGCCATTTTTACTTGGAACAAACTATCAAATTTCAGGATTTGATTGGATTCATCCAGGAGTAACATTAGCTGGAACTACTGGATATTCAACTCCATCAGATAAAACAATTCCAACACCGCCTGCTGGTTATGGTATCAGCACAGGCACATATAGATTTTACGGAACTGCTACAAATTCAGAAAAATTAGGCGGATATACTTCTGCAGATTTTGTTTTAAATGTTGGAACTCCGAGTTTCGCTAATCAAGTAGCTTTTGGAAATGCAGGATTTACTGTTGGGCTGCCAGTTAGAGAATTATATGTTTCTATTAACGGTTTAGGTAACCCAGTTATACAAACACAAACAGACACAATGGTGTTTGAAACTACAGTTCCATCAGGAACAGGAGCTCAAATTAGTCCGTTAACATTAAATGGAACAGATATCCTTCCAGGACAAACTCTTGTTTCAAATATAGGATCACAAACTTTACAATATAACACTATTTGGGCACAAAATTTTAAAGGTGGAAATGCTGATGTAGCAAAGAGCCTTTTAGTAGGAGTTACTGCTCGATACCCAACAGTTGACAGCCCAGGTAATGGAACCCCTAACACTATTGTAGTTCGAGACAGTTCAGGAAATGTTAACGCTACGAATTTTAATGGTGTTGCAACTACGGCTAAATATGCTGACTTAGCAGAAAAATATTTGCCTGATGCAACATATGAACCTGGAACAGTTATGGTAGTTGGCGGGTCAGCCGAAGTTACTGCTTCAACTGATGGCGATTTTGCAATAGGTGCAGTATCTACTAATCCAGCTTACATGATGAATAGCGAATTAGAAGGTGGCGTATATGTTGCATTAAAAGGACGAGTTCCTGTAAAAGTTTCAGGTGCTATTTCTAAAGGACAACAATTAGTTCCTACTAATCACGGTGCAGGCATTGCGGCTCCAGCTGGAGCATTTAACGTGTTTGCTGTGGCATTAGAAGATAATGACAATTTAGGAATTAAATTAGTCGAATGTGTAATACTATAAAGGATAAAAAATGTCACAAGGTGTAGGCCAACTAGTTCAAGCAACTGATTATAATACAGTTCAAGCTGATGCGGCATTAGTTCTTGGCACAGGATCCGGAACTTACGGATACGGACAATCTGTAGCAAGTAGTCAAATTGTTGCAACTGGGTCTCCTCCACAATATCCTGTTATTAGTGCATTACAGTGGAACAATTTAAGATCTGATATTCTTAAATGTATTCAGCATCAAGACGGTATTGATCATTCTGCCGGAATTCCAGTTGCAAATAGCACAAACTATACTTTGATATCAAATACAATTTATGCTGATTGTATTTCTTTAATGGCAACAGCAAAGGCAAATAGTCTTGTAGCACCGCCGGACCCATCTACAGGAGTAACAGGGCAAGCAACTTTAGCAAATTTAGTTGCAGTTCAAATTCGTTCTAGTGCATGGAACGCAACAATTAGTCAAACTATAACTGTAACTTGGCCAAGTGCAGATGCCGCCCGTTATTTCTTTAATACTGGAAGCGACATTAGAATTAGTTCAGTTCGTGGCGATAACTCAGACGGATCAGGATCTGGGTCAGCTGGGACAAAAAATTATACTTGGAGTCAAATGCTGTCTGGAATGGGCACAATTGTATTCAACTATAATCAAACTAGATCTACTGGAACAGGAACTGGTTCAAGCTACGGATGGAACAACCTTCCAGGAACTAGCACTCAGATTTTCCAACAAACTGCGCCAGCCGGCAATTATTCACCAAACGATTACTACATTTATGCTACAAAACTTTCATCATCTCAATTGCAAATTGTTATTCAATGGCAAGATAATGATGTAGGACATATAGGAACTCCTGGCACGATTGATGAAGCCGTAACTGGTTATTTGTATAGCTACGTTCAATCTCATTATGCTACAGGTTCAAATGTAGCAATTTCTTTGCCTCCTGCAACCACTTCGAGCATCGCCTAAACTCTTGACAAGATAATTAAAGTAGTGTATTATATACATTACGGAGTTTATCTATGGACGAAAGAATTGAAAAAGCGTTTGAAGTTGCCAATTATATGGCAACACTTAGCAATCAACGCAAATTAGCCACCGAAGAATTTAATCAAAAAATTGTATATTATACTAACGGTGCTACTTTTAAAAT